GTTCAGATACGAGTAGTCGTGAATCTCACAGATACGCAGCTCTTCGCTGTGTTCGATGAGCCAGTCCCATGCTTCTCGGGCGGTGGCACGGCCTGCACGGGTGGCTGGGTAGCCCATGTCAACAGCGAACCCTGTCGCATGGACTGAGAGATTCTTGGAGCCTCGCATGGGGCGGTTTGCGTACATGCCTAGGTTGGTGAATGCCCAACGGCGTTTGCAGAGGTCGTAGAACTTCTTGGTGACGGGGTCTGTGGCTTCACCGTTCCACGCAGGGAAATATGGATACTTTCTCATGGCACTGGCGGTGTGGTCGGTGGGTCTTTGGGCTTGTCTTTGAGGCCGTTGCCTGCAAGTAGTCCGATGAGTCCACCGGCAAGGGTCATCAGCATCGGTGACAACACAGCCCACGCTTCTGCGTCATTAGGTGCCTGCTCGAGAGGCTGGGTGACGAACAGCAAGCCGTAGATCAGCGAGACGATTGCTGCCACGAATGAGAACGAAAGTGCTACGCCTACGATGAGGATTAGTCGGGCTTTGATTTCTTCGTTGGTTAGGCGGTTTTCGGGTTTCATGGGCATCTTCTTTCTAGGAAGCCATCGGCTCGGGTTGTGTCGCAGTTTTCGCGTACACGATCAGCGCAACTACTCAGGGCTAGGCAAAGCAGGACTATCAGCGATACTCGCTTCATACTGTGCGTACTCCTCGTCTGTCATTTCGCGTACTTCGTCATCGATTTGGATTAATGGGTTTGTCATGGTGTCCTAGTTTCTGTAGCCGTAAACACGAATAGTTCCGCCAGTGATTGTAAAACTTGCAGAAACAATCAAACTAAAACCTGTGTAACTAGTTGAGTTGTTTAACCAACCCGATTTATGGCCAGCGTTTGCGCCGTCTTGATAAGGGCTTGAAATGGTCGTAGTAGCAGAAGCAAAAGGGCGCATAATGGTGGCTTGAAGATTGGTGAAAGCATTTACACCGCCTGAGCAATGTGTCCAGTTTGCGGTGTTGTTATCTCCGACGCTTGCACCTGCTCCGCCTGTGTAATTGGCGTAAAGCATGTTTCCGTAGTAACCAGTCGTAGTAGCACCTAGCTGAATTTTGAGGCACTCGCCAGTAGCAGTTGTCGCGCCGTTGTAGGTCACTAAGTAGTTGTCGTAATCAGCAGAGAAAGCGCCAGTGACCGCAACGCTTGAAACGCCTGTGCCGACGGTCTGTGACTTGACAAGCCACAAGCCGACAGCGTTCATATCGGCAGCGGTCAAAACCTCGCCCGAAGCGAATGATGGAAAACTCATACTTTTACCTTACTTTCCTAATAACCAAGACGGTTTGAATTCAACACACCAAATTCGGCGCTGTTAAGAATGAATTGCGGATAAAACGACGGCGACGACAAACTGCACGACACCAACACATCATCCACCTGACCCGTAATTGTGTAACCCTCAACAATCGCCAAATACGTTGACCCACGAAACTTGACACGAACCTGCGAAATCGGATCACAAATAGCCATCGCATTATTTTTCTTTGTTGTCGTATTTTGTGCAGAAATTTTCAAGCTAATACGAGACGGCTGCCCGGACTGTTGGCTGTAAACACCCACAAGGAAAGACGCAAGGTTCGAAGCGTCATTAGTGTTACGGCTATACGACGGCACCGATATTGAATAATTGCCACTACCAGATGTTTGCTGCGCTAACCCCTCAGGGTTAACAATTACCTTGCTGGCATAGTTGTCAGCCAAACCAGCAAAATCTAAAGCCGTGTAAACAAGAGGGTTAGTGCCTGTGTTGTCATCAGAAGCGTCATACGTTGTGAGCTGTGTTTGCCAGCCACGCCCATACAAGGTGATGAAATTAGGCCCTGCTGGGCTTTGAGTTGTAAAACGAGCCTGCTCAGTAATTGCCAGCTGCGAAAGCACGTCAAGCCCGTTTTGGTTTGTAACGGTCTGAGCCGAAACAAGAGACTTAGTAGCAATAGCGACGGTTAAGCCAATGCCGTATTGGTTGGTGACATTAAAAATCGCTGTAGAAACAGGGTCACCGTCAGCCCACGAAGTTGACACGTCGCCACGACCAAGCAACGCAAACGTGTCTTCGATGTCGAGTTCCCATTCGTCATATGCACTTGTTACGCCGTAGATAATGCGAAGGTCAGCGACACGCCACGCAAACGCATACCCAAGTTCTCCAGTGCCAGCAGGACGAATAACAAGGATTGCGGTTTGCCCCACTGTAATTGTTGGCAACAGATCAGGTCGTCGACCGCTAATAACGCCAGTGCCAGCGCGCAACGGGTCACTAATCTTTGTGCGACCCTTTGTAAACGTAAATCCTTGGACGTTGCTAACGCTGTTGCCGTTTACGGTCAATTCGTAAGCAGGAACAGCCATTAGGCAACCTTTACTGGCAAAGGCCCATTTTGGCGATACCAGCGTGTTAAAGCGTCAACTACGGCTTGAGGATCTCCACCCTGCACATTGATGGTGACACCGCCTCCGCCACCCATACCGAACTCGCCCATACGGTCAAGAGGGATTACAGCCTCAGGGCCATTGCCCTCACCAATGAGTGCGAGGGTTGGAGAAGTGACGATGCCACCCTGCGCCAACATCGGAATGTTCGGCACATCAAAGCCCTTACCTCCAAGACCCGGCACGAAAGACGGGAACTTAAACGACAACTTGCCAATTGAGTTATTCCACAGCGTTGCAATGCCGTTAAAGATGGTCTTGTAAATATTAAGAATGGTTGTGAAATACGTCTTAAGAATGTTGAACCCAAACTTGATGCCCTCAAAGACTGCGTCAACGATGTTGCGGAAACCCTCAAACTTCTTATAAGCAACAACAAGTGCAGCTCCTAAAGCGACAATTCCGATCACAATCAAACTGACAGGGTTCAAAGACATCGCAAGGTTGACAGCCATAATCGATGCAGCAAGTACGCCAAAAGCAGCCCCGACAGCAATGATGATGCCCGGATGCTTAGCAGCCCAATCACCGAACTTTGTCAGGTATGGCAGTAGTTTCTCAATCGCTGGAAGTAGTGCAGCGCCGATGGACTCTTTGGTTTCATCAAAAGCAACACCAAGACGTTTGAACTGTCCTTGAGCCGTGTTTGCAGCCTCGGTTGCAGCACCGCCAGTGGTGTCAGCAATCAGTGACATGACGGTCTCAAAGTCAGCGCCGTCCTTAATCATCTGACGGTACTCAGGAGCTAATTTGCCTAACGCGGTGAGGTTGCCTCCCATCGCCTTCGCAATGGCATCTGTAACGGACGCTAAGGGCTTACCAGTCGAGGCAGCGATGTCCATGGCAGCGTTTGCGTACTGCTGAGCCTTCGTGACATCACCTGTTGCTTTGGCGAGTTTCGCCAGCACGGGTCTCAATTCTGTGTCGGTAACCCCGAGCAAAGTGCCTTGTGTGCTGATCCAATCCTCATTGGCTGCAATCTGTTGTTCAGTAGCGCCAGTAGCACGGCGCAAGTTATTCGCAAGCAGATCCTGTGCAGCAGCGTCCTCCATCGCACCCTTGGTGGCATCAAACAAAGCAGCACCCAAACCAGCCACAGCAGCGGTAGCAGGAATCAAAGCCTTCTTCAAAGCAAACTTTGTCTTCTCGCCAGCACCCTCAAGTTGTTTGAACTCTTGAATTGCCTTTTTGATTCCGTTGTTATCAAAGGACGAAACAATAGGGATAGAAAGCATTAGTTCTTCAACTCTCGGTTTACGCGCTGGACAATACTGATAGCAAACTTCTCCATCACAGCTGTGATCTCGTTGACCTTGCTGTAAACAACAGGGCCGATAATGCGAGTGCGACCCGGCTGAACAGGGCCGAGCGCATCACCCAACGGGTTGGAGTTCTTGCGTCCAGCAGTCTCAAAAATGGCTGTACCCGTGTCACGCTGGACAATGTTGATCGTCCCAAGAGAACGGCGGTCAGTGTTAAACACCACGTCCACGCCTTTGCGAGCCTTGTCGAGATTCCACGGAAACACCTTGCGTCCGTTTACAGCAGGGCCAGCCCACTGGCGGTTCATACCGGACAACGGAACAAAACGATACGCAGAACGCACAGCATCGGTAGCAGGCTGGGCAATAGCGCGAGCCTCGTTATTGAACTCCTTACGAAGCCCCGGCTCAATCTTGTTAAGAGATCGGATTGCTTCGTTAATGCCTAAAACACTGATGTCGTTACTTACGGGCACGGTTGCTCTCCTTTGCTCTCTTCTTCAGCACATCCAACATGGTGTGCAGCTCTTGTGTATCGAATGGGATTTGATGAGGCCAAAACCCCGTCTCAACTGCTAACTCGCAGATGGTTCGGAGGTAAGAGCCTCTTGCGTAGGGTTTGCAGCGTCCTCGTTTACAACTTCTACTGACACCAGTTTCTTGATGTAGTCATCAAAGACCGCTGGCACGGTGATGCTGTTTTGCTTTGCGCCTTCAAAGGCGAGGAAAGCGAGGTGCTCCATTGCGACACCGGAGGCAAGGTCAGAAGCGCGAATTTTGAACTTGCGCTCCAGTGCCACAATAGAAAACAGGTTGGTGGTGACCTCGTAGGTGAGGCCGTCAGTCTGTTCGACTGCGAGTGTGATCTTCATGTTGTTTCTCCTGAAGGTTTACGGGTTTACGGTGCGGTTACGTCACGAACCCATGTGCCACCTGTAAAAGTGACCTCAACGGTGGCAAGTTCGCCCACGGTTGAGTTGATTGGGGTGAAGTCGCTGAGCATGCAGTTTGTGATGATGTACTCAGGGTTAGAGGCGGACTCTGTGGTGCCTGATGGCGAGATGGTCAGAACCGTTGTGCCTGTGCCCACGCAAGAAGCGAGGATTGCCTCGACCTCTGAAGCGCCATAGCTGAGAAACAAAGTCATTGAGACTTCGACGTTTTGAAGACCGCCAGTGAAGCGGTGTCCTGTGTCGCCGAAAGCGGTGGACTCAAGTGAGTCCTGACCAATCATGACGCTGACTGCGTTTGCCTGATCGCTGAGGTCTGTGGTGGTTGCGCCCTGCGTGATGTTAATCGTGGCATTGCTGAGGAATGTTGTTGTAGCCATG